GAATCAAATGTCCTATCGCCAGCAACTTTTAGAATACGACCTCTAAAAGGAACATCAATTGGAGCAATAATAGATGCTGGAAGTGCGGCTGCTTTACATAGAAAGGTAAAGTTTTCTGCATCAAATGTACCAGCACCATCACCCTGAACACCTAAATTTACACCACCAGGAAAACTGGGAATAGTAACTTCAAAAAGATTAGGGCGGGCACCACCGCCGATTAACTTGGATTTAAACTGAGAGAGACCCTTGATAGTAGCCATTTTTAATTCCTCCTGTTGTAATTAATTTATATGATCAAACAGTTCCAGCGACTTCTTCAAAAGAAACGCCAGTTCTGGTTGCAACAAAGGTCAATGTTACATAGTTAATTGATTTTGCTGGTTTTAAGAAAATATCAGCTCTAAATTCATTGTTATCAATCACATCTGGAGTGTTATTAGATTCATCGCATTTTACAAGGAATCCATAAAGACCTCTCTTTGCCTGAACATCACGAAGATAAGGTTCAACAATGTTTACGAAGTTTGCTCTTGTAATTTCGTCGTTTAACTCAAAGAGTTGTGCCTGAGCAGTTCTTTCAAGTGCTTGCTCAACTGTAAGGAAGAGACGACGAACATTAATTCTATCAAAAGCAGATGCATATCCAAGAGCAGTCTTATCTCCGTAAAGAAGAATACCAATACCAGGTTGATTGATAATGGAATTGATTCTTAGTGGATAAAGTTGATCTCTTTGTGCTTTATTTGGGTTATAAGCAAGTTTAATTGCATTGTTTAAGATTCCTCTTTGCTGTCCTGCAGGTGAGAACCAAGGGTATGCAAAAATACTAGTTCGAACCATTAATCCAGCAACATCGGCGTTACAGGGGATATAACGGAACTTATTATTAAATCTATCGTAGGTATACTTATATCCACTATCAAATACTGCATAAGAAGAGGATATAGCAACACCATTGAAGAATTCAATGATATTATCAGTTTGGGTATCAGAATTTGTAATGTCTACAACAGATCCGCGATGAGGAGAAATTACTGCAATACAATCTTTTCTTTGATTTGCAATAGAAACTATACTATTTGCCTTCCCTTGGGATTCGTTGATGTTTCCTAAACCAGGTCCCATAATTAGATAATCAACCGCAATTTCATCTCTATTTGAGAATAAATTGTATGCAGTAATAAGATCACCGAGAGATGCTTGCATTCCGCCGGTTGAACTATTGTAATCTTTACCACCAGATAAGTTATATGTTACATTTCCAAGGGCACTAAAAGTTTTATCCTGAGCATCAACGTTCCAAGATCCCTGTGTGGTAGTTAATGCGACAAATGATCCTAGACCATTAAATCCCGTTTGAACAGTTGGTTCACCTGGTTTGGTATTGTCAGAAGGATTATCTCCAACATAAACATAATTAGAGTAAACTGCCAGATAATTTTTCCACCAAGTTTTTTGTGGAGAATTTACTGAAGAAATTGCATCGGATGCTTTTGATAGTCCAATATGCTTCTCAAGGAGATTTCCTTGAATTCCAGTCACGGAACCAGTATCATCAACAATTACTACATGAATTTCATCACTCTTAGCGTTTCTTTCAACAGAATGCTGAGAGGTTCCTGGTTTTGGTGCAAGTGAATTCCAATAAATTGAAGAATTATTAAGATCTAATGTTTGTTCATCATACCAATCTTTTACCGTTGCAACAGAATATGTTCCAACTATATTATTAAAAGATAATAAGTTTCCAGTTAGGATTGATCTTCCTTGATTTCTTTGTGCGTATGTGATCGGGGTTTCTGTCGATGCTACAGAAACTGAATTGGAAAATTGGATTGAAGTTCCTGCGACTACAGTAGCGCCAATACCCGTACTAAGTGTTATGAAAGTAGAAGCAACACCTGTAATTGCGGCATATGTCGCAACACCTACAATTGAAACCAAATTGCTGGTTGTAATTGACTGTGTTAGATTGCTACCATCCACATACAGTATTGTTGTTGATGCAGTACCAGTAATGCTCAATGATCTTGTGGTAACTGTATCGTAACGTGTTGATGCTGCAGATACTCTAGAGGTTATTTTTACATCAATTGTACTTGGATTAGGTCCAGAACTAGTTGTATTGATTCCAGTAATAATTCCCTTTAAATATCCATTAAATGTTGAGGTTGTTCCCGATTCAGATATAGTTACATTTGTTAAAGGAATAGTAACACCAACACCAACTGTAGCACCAATACCCGATAAACTAGTTGTATTGATACCAATAATTTGATCTGCCTTATCATCAATTACGCAAACTTTAAGATCATTTGCCCAAGAACCTGGATTCTTTGCGGCAAAGATATAATTAGCAATATCATCCGCATAATTTGCTTCATAGTCATCAAAGTTTTTGATCTTTAATGTGGGTTCTCCTGCAGTAGAGACACCTGAAGTATTTCTAATCGCATTAGCATTTACTAGTTGCCCATCTACCCTAATAACCTTAAGAACGCCACCATATGAAAGGAATGATGAAGCACTCATCCAGTACTCATACTGTGCATCTGTTGATGAGGGCTTTCCAAATACGTTAATAAGTTGATTCTCTGTAGTAATGTCAATTGGTTCGTTCACTGGTCCAATTGCAAAAGGTCCTGCAATTGCTCCAATATTATCTAAAACATTATCAGCTCTCCCTACAGTTAGATCAACCTCGCGGATCAGAACACCCGGAGATAATTGAGGAGTCGCCATTTAATTTTCTCCTAAGTCTCAGTTAACTAAAAATATTTATTAAAATATTATTTTTCATGGGGGAATTACTGCGTGAACACTTTACCAGTCAGGATATTCCCATTTTACTTCTATTATTACATTCTTTCTTGAGATAATAACTCGTTTTTTGGTGCATTCTTTACACTCATATGAATATGAAGATGCAACATGACCTCTATCTTTTCTAGTTCTATAAAATTCATCAATTAAATTTTTAGTCTGATTACAATTTTTACATTTTCTTTCATACAAAAATAAGTGCTCAAAACTTAAATGATTATCTAAATTCATTACCAAGAATTCCACATATAAGAAAATTCCGATTGCTTGTCGCCATATTCGTCAGTGAACCATCTATCTCCATCTTTATCTACAAATGTGTCCTCATTATTCACTCCATCAACAATAAATCCGAAAGGAGACATATCTTGCTCTACTTGATTCTTTTGTTCTTCATAGATTCGTTTTCTAATATCTTGATCGGTAAGTTCTTTGAAATAATCTTGAAGAATTAACCAAGAATACATTACCAAACACATTACAAGATCATCATTTCTTCCATCTTCTGCTTCAAATGAATTTGCTTTTTGAACAAACGTAGTTAATTCATTGATAATTTCAAAATCGGTAAAAGTCAATTTATTATCTTCTATGAGAGTTTTTAAATTCAAACAACCAACTTTTTTAGTTGTTTTTGACATTTTTACGCCAAGTTGAACTTTTTTCCCAGAAAAACCTTGACCCAATATTTGCCCTGCTCTACCTCTCATAGAACTCATAAGAAGATTTGAATATTCTAAGTCGTAATGAAGACCTGCGGCTACCTGATCTCCAACATCATTTACTTCACATAGAACATATGCTTTATTGTAAGAAAGTGCAACTTCTTTTATAATTTGAGGAAATAATATTGGTCTTATTTTATTATTTCTATACTTTCCTACAACTTTGTGTGGAAATTGTGATACATCAATTACTACGAAAGCCGAATAATCTTTTTCTACTCCACGAGCAACATCCACCGTAACAACGTATGTATGATCTTCCTGAGGGTCTTCATAAACATCTAAACCAGCACTTGAAGTCTTTGGAGTATCAAATACCAATCTATTTAATATTGGTCCAGATATAAGGGTATCTGATGAACCTAAGAATAAACATTCAAATTCTTGTCTCCATTGGGATTCTGATGTATTTGAAATAGTTAATCTTTTAAACTCTTCATCTCTTCCCGGTACATCAGTCCAATGAACTTCAATTGGAATATAATCATTTCTACTCTTTTGTGCGTCATCCCAGAGACGGTAGAAATGATTCATACCGTATGGAGTGCTTACGACAATAACCTTAGAAGATTTGCCTGACGTAATTACAGGATAAACTGAACTAAAGAAATTATCTGCGACTGTATTTGGAACAAACGCAAATTCGTCCAGAAAAATAATATTATAAGTTCCACCACGAATAGAAGATGCTGAAGTAGATGCGGCCGTTATCCTGGACTTATTCTCAAGTTCTAAGGACCCCTTGTTCCACGACAAGACGCCTTGTTGTAACCACTTGGGCAAATTCTCATAACCAGTTTGAAGGCGCGTCAGAAGGTCTCTGGCGGTGTTTGCTTTGTTTGCAAGAATTGCAATATTAGTATTATCATTAAAGATTGCATAATGAAGAAGATATGAAACTACAACTGTGCTTTTTCCTGACTGCCTAGGTAACTTACATATAGTAAATCTATTTTTATGAAAGGTATCCACCATTTCTTCTTGAAATGGATACATATCAAAATCAGATAATCCATAATCAAGTGTAGTTATTTTTATATATTTTTTAGCGAAGTATACTGGATCTTCAGCACACTTAATCCACTCAAGTACTTGATCTTCTGTAAATTCAATTTTGGTATTTGCTTTCTTAAGAAGTGGATTACCAAGATAGTGTTCTTCAGACATAATTTAATTACACTACCATTTTATTTTGTTAGACCACCAGGCAGCAGACATTTTTCCTTTTGCTATATTTTTTGCGTGTCTAGTTTGAAATCTATTCCTTCTGCTTGCATATTCCTTAGATTCCCCTTTTTTCTTTGGGGAACCTTTTACTCCTCGTTGACCAAAACGAATAAGTTTTTCTTGACCGTTAGAACACGCTTTGACTACGTGAGATTTTCCAGTCTCAGAATCTCCAACTGCTTGTGCTTTTGGTTTGTTGCATGGCATCTCAGACTTTTTTCCCTCTAATATTTCAACCTCTTCTTTCATTTCACGTTCTTTTCTCTTTGCTGCTGCTTTAGCAAGTGTTCTTTGCCTTGCGGATTCACGTTCAGATTGAGGAATATTAATGTCAGTTAAAGCACCAACCCTTTCTCTCGGAGGTTCTATTTCTTTTTGTTCACCCATGGGTTTTACATAATTTCTATTAGGTCCTAACTTTCCCCCATCACCACCTCTATATGCATAAATTATAGGTTCTCCGGGTTTAAAATCGGCAACTCGATAAGTAACTACTTTAGAACCTGGATAAATTTTTTGCATTTCATCAGAAACTTCTATTCTGCTTGGAATTTTAGATTGGGGGAAGAATAATTGCATAGTATAGTATTTTCCTCTCCAAGATAATGTAACAAAAATATTGTTTCCAGTTTGTGCTTGAAGTCTTACTGCCTCATCTATATTCTCTTCTTTGACCGAAACACAATTAGGTACTTCTTTTCCACCTTTCTTTTTTGTTCCAACTTGCTTGTATCCTTTCCAGCAAGGATTTTCTTCTTTAATACTTCCAGATTTAATTATGTCAATAAATTCCGCATATACGTTTCCATTTGCATCTCTTACTGTATTGCTTTCTTTTTGAGTCTCCATTTTTTTCAATTTTGTATAATAATCTGGTTTTTCATCCAAATGTTGAAGTGCAGTAATTCTTGCTGAACTCTTACTGGTGGTATGTTCAAATTCAACCTTAGTTCCAATTTCTAATTGCTTTTTAATTTCTTCTACTGATATTCCATGCTTTTTAGCAAGTTCTTCTGGAGATTTGTAAGATTTCACTGGTCCTTTAGGGTCTTTCTCTTCACTCATTGGGCATTGATCTGTTCCATGAATAGGACAAGACTTTCCTTTTTTAGTGTGGGTGCAAGAACCCTCAGCAACCGGTTTACCAATACCTACTTCAGTTGGTTTTATTTTTTGTCCCGAAACTTTCATTCCTTTTGGAAGTGGTTTACACACTTCATCAGTATTGCACCAGTACATTCCCTTTCCACACTTCTCTTCACCAAGAATTTTTTCTACTAAGGATGGTTTGTATTCAGCATTAATATTTCTTATACTAGTATCTCCAGGTTTAACTAAAGGAATACTTGGACCACTTCTTTTACCTTGCGCTGCTTCCCGTTCACCAGTAGTAGATCCTTTTTGTGAAAGATTTCTTATTTTTTGAGATTTTGCACTCGCTCTAATTACTTTTGGATCTATGTTTAAACTATCTAAATTAATACCTTCATCAACAGATTCATCACTTTCAAGATACTCAGCGGCAGTATCAATATAATCAGCAGCCTTAGTAATTTTGGATTGAACCCAGGCAGGAAGTTGCTGATTTCCGGACTTTATACTTTGACGTAGATTTTTAATTGCTCTTTCAATTGAATCTAATTCATTTCTTGCCATATATCCTTCATCATCTTGCTTTTTACCAGATGCAATTTCTTTATGGTCTTCTTGAAGTTTTTTCATTTTTTCTTTAACCCAATTGTCTGGTGTTTTTTTGTTTTTAGATTTAAAAGCATTATGAAGTTCTTCAGCAGTAATATCATAAGATTTCATAATTTTTCTCATAAGAGAATCTATCGAATCATATGAAACATTAGATAACTCTAATAACTTATTTTCTAATTCAATTACTGCTTGTGATAGCATTTTATTTCTATTTATTATCTTGGTTATTTAATCTACTCTTTAATATTTTTGATAACTCCGTAGTTGATCCAAAAAAGAGGGCATTAGTTACATTTGTAGGTCCACTTGAAGTTTTTACTTCTTCCAAATCTCTTAGTTTTTTTTGTAATTCAATCAATTTCTCGGTAGAATCCGAAACATTTTTAATTAGTTGTCCAACAACTTCATACGCTCTCGGAGACTCAGTTTCCTGTGCTAATTCTAAAATACCATTTAATGCTTCTTGTCCTTTTTCAATAATAGAGTACATATTGCCACGAGCGTATTCGTAGTCCTTTTTTATGTCACTTAAAATACTTTTAGTGTCAATCGTATCTTCTAAAGGAACATTTTTTAATAGTTTAGGTTCAAGTTCTTGGGGAACAATCTCCCCAGTAACATTGAAGACTTCATCTAATTTATCAAATTTTTTAGGCATAATTCACTCAACTAAATTCTCCAGTAAATCCAAAGTTATCACCAAATTCGATTAGATCATTATCTGATGCTCTAATTAATTTAACCTCAGCACCAGATACGTGAATTGATATTGGAGTTCCATATGACCCTCTAATTACAGTAAGAGTGTTTCCATTTTTACTTTGAACTTGAAGAGTTTCATTATTTATTGTAAAGTGTGAATCTAATAATATATCCGATGCATCATTTACTTCAATAATATTTGAATCTAATTCTAAATCATTAGTAATATAAGTTGTAATATCTCCAGTGTAATTTTTTGTTGCTACGGGAGTAGAAGTATAAGTAAGATCTCTAGATGTAGAACGTGTATCTCCAGAAATAAATCCAAGAGAAACCTTTTTGATAATATCTTTGTCTGCTCCAGTAGATACTGGTCCAAAAAGATAAACCTTTGCAGTAAACTTTAAGGTATAAATTAATGCTCTTCTAGTAGTATACTCACCTTCATAATCATCTTGCATAGAAACATTATTTAAGATGATAGGAATGTCTCTTTTTTCTCCAATAGAATCTATTAAGTTTACAGTTAAAGTGTATGCTGGTTGAAAATACGGTAATATTTGCTCAACTATTTGCAACATATCATCATTTAATTTAGTCATAATACTCAGATCAAAATCCATATTATATGGAACTGGCATATATGTTTTTCTTATGTCAGTAGGATCTGTTTTTGTTTTTGCTAAAAATGTTTGAGTCGTAGTTAATTTTCTTGTTGAGTCGTATGATAAACCAGTAAATTCAAAAGACATTCTTGGCAATGTAATTTGAACTGGCGAATTTAAATTTGGTTGCTGTTCAACTCTTGCTAAGAATTTTTGAATTGGTCCATATGCAAGGGGAACATTAATGACTGATACAACTTGCCCCGCAGAATTGGTATGTTTAATAGAAATACTGTTAAACAACGATCCGAAACCTATAACAGTTTTTCGAAATATCTCGTGATAAAAATAATCAAACATTTTTTTAACCTAATTATAAACTATTTAACAAGTCAAGGAGTTCCAAATGGATTAATTTCACTAAAATCTAAAACATCATCTGCTTCATCTTGAATTGTGTCGTTCTGGCCAAATCTATTATTTGGATTAGTTGCTGGATTATCTACACCACTCGTACTTTTTCTTTGCAAACTATAAGAAGCACCAGAAGTTTGTCCAACTAAAATTTCTCCAGATGAAAATGTTCCTGAAAGATTAGAAACTTCTAAAATTTTTGTTGGTACATTCCAAGACTTAACTCTTGCAGTAACTCCACTAATGTTACCAGAAACAATTTCATTATATTGATATGTTCCAAATCCAACTATTATATTTGGTGGTGATATCTGTATTTGAGGTGCTTGTGTATAACCAAGTCCAGCATTTATTATCCTAATTTGAGTTACTGATCCAGACTCACTTATTATTGTAGATGCTTGTGCTGAAGTTGAAGCAATACCCACAAATGTAACGGAGGGAGAATATGAGTACCCTGAACCACCACTAGTTACTGTAATTACACCAACAATACCGTTTCCAATTGTTGCTGTTGCTATTGCGCCGTTTCCGCCACCACCAATAAAATTAACTCTTGGTGCTACAGTATACCCATATCCAGGATTTGTTAATTGAACTCCTTGAATTCTTAATAAAGTTTTATTCGGTTCACATAGATCAACAATTCCACTAATCATTGTTGCAATTCCTACAGCAGTTCCTCCGCCGAATGGGGCAGAAGAAAAAGCAACTACTGGAGGACTACTATACCCAGATCCTCTATCAGTAATAGTTATAAATCTAACACCACCATTCACAATAGATGCAATTGCTGATGCCGTAGACCCAATTCCAATCAACTGTAATTTTTGAGTGGATGCAAATTGCTCACGATCAGTTACATCATCTCCAGTACCATCACCATCAGATCCACCACTATCTGGATTATCTATAAATTCTATACCAGTATTAATTACTTCATCTTCATATCTGAAGAGTTCGCATCTCAATTCATAAACATAATTTTTTTTCAATTGATAAAAAGGTTTTTCGTGCTCAACGTATTTAATTTCAAATATACGATTACCCAATGGAAAATAAATTAAGTCACCTTCTTTGGGTCTAGACGATAATTTCACATCAGGCAAATCTTTAATCAATTCACGAATATAAGTATCATATCTTTCTCTTGATATAATTAAGTTTAAATCATCTAATTCTTGAATTCCGAATTTTGATAGTATAGTTCCTTGCCCACCATATCCCTCATAAGAATCAATATATGCTTCTATTGGATAAGCATAATTAAATTCTGATTGAATCACTTCTTTTATAACAGTTTTTTCTGTTATATATTGACGAGGTAAATAATAGACATCAATTCCATAAATTTTTAATTGCTCATTGATAAGATCTTGAACAAGTCCTTGTTCCGTTTTTGA